ATCTACGCCAAATGGGAGCGCCATGGCTGGGAACCGAACCCCTGGAACAAGCGCCACCTCATCCGGCATCTGGTGGATAGGCTCAACAATGCGCCCTCGGTCGGGCTGACGTGGGTGGCGGAATGACCAGCCGTTCCGATTTCCTCCCCGACCAGCAGCCGAAAATGGCCACCATCTTTTCCGGTGGCGGCTTGGCCGAAAAGGGTTTCGAGGCGGCCGGCTTCGAGGTCGTCACGGCCGAACAGCGGGCGCTCGGCTGGTCCGACGCCGAGCGGCTCAACCTGATGCAGTGGTTTTACCAACACCGTGACCGCACAAAGCGAGTGAGGAAAGCCGCATGACCCGCCCGCGCAAATCCCTTCCTGGCCGGTTGTCGCTGCTCGACTTGTTGCCGTCACCGGCAACCGTCCCGCCCGAGCCGGCCCCGCAGCCGGTCGTCATAGCCCCGGAATTCATCCGTGACGACGCGCTCATCATTCCGCCGTGCGATGTGGAGACCTCGAACAAGTGCTGGTACTGCGTCTGCGACCCCTCCGGAGCCTCCCGTGACGCCGTGGCCATTCTCTACGGTGTCGAATACCGCAAGGGCCATCCGTTCGCGATCATCTGCCCGTTGCTCAAGCAGCGCTGGGATACGGTCCTTCACTACTGCGATGACTGCCTGTTTTCTTTCCATCGGGCGGCCCGGGCCTATGCCGCCGATCTGCTCGGCCTGGCCCCGGAAAACCTGGACGGACTCACCTATACAACCATCGCCTGGCGCAATGAGGAACGCCCGATCCTGCGCGACATGCCTCACCGCGGCAATGTGCGGCCGCGCGTGGCGGTCGAACCGGCCCAGGCAGTCCCGGAACCGGAGGCCCCAGCCGTCCCGGAACCGGAGGTCCCGGCCGAGATCGAACCGCCATACCTGGAGCATGGCGTGCTACGCCTGCCGCGCCGGCCGGACGGCGCGACCCAAGCCAATTGGCGTTGCTACATCCACCCGGACGGCAGTTACCGTGACGCGGTGGTGATCCTCTACCGCATCGGTTACGCGGCCAACGTCCCGACATCGATCCAATGCCCGGCCCTGGATTGCCGCTGGGACGCGTCCAGGGATTTCGTGCGTGACTGCGCTGTACCGTTCTATGCGGCGGCGGATGCCCACGCGGCCGGGCTCCTGGGCATGTCCGCCTCGGAGGCCGGCGCCCTGGCGTACCTGACCATGGCCTACTCGCAAGAGACGCGCCCGATCCTGCGCAACGTCGGGCATCTCGACGACACGCGCCCCACATTGCCGGCAAGGGAGGCGGCCTAGATGGAAGCGGATAAACCCATCAAAGCCGGAACGGCGGCCCATGCCTTTCTGGTGGCCCAGGGGTTTAAGATATCCCGGGCCAAGGTCTACAAGGACATTGAGGACGGCCGGCTCGGCCGGCAAAAGGATGGGACCTTTTTGCCGGAAGTCCTGGTCGCCTATGGCCGGGCATTCCTTGACCCTGTCGCCGGCCATGGCGTGGATGAGGAGGGGAGCGGCGCTGCCACAAAACGCTTGCTGGCCGATGCGGATCTTCGGTCGGTCATGGCCGAGCGGGCCCGGCTGAAATTGGAGGCGGACCAGGGGCGCTTGATGCCCCGCATGGACCACGAGCTGGAACTAGCCGCGCGGGCCCAGTTTTTTCGCCGGCAGGTGGAAGTCTTCTGCAACCTGGCCGCCCCGCGCATTTTGGCCTGTGTCTGTGGTGATGACGACAAGTTGCCGGATCTTGTCCAGCTCCTGATGGAAGAAACATCCGTTTGGCTGGACGCCTATGCGGCGGAAAAGCCTTTCGTTGTCGAAGGGATGGGAAATGGCTGAACCGGCGGTGGCGTTGGAGTCCGACGACGGCCGTAATTTTGCGGGCGTTACCTTTGAATTCACGGCCGGCGAACGCGACGTGTTCCGCCGGCGGCCGTTCGTTCTGCCCTCCGTCTGGTCCGAAGAAAACGTCGTCGTCAAGGACGGTCCGTATTCCGGATCGCGGTGGCGCAATGCCACTGCGCCCTATCTCGTCGAGATCATGGATACCTGGGCTGACCCGTATACCGAGGAAGTGGACACTTGCGGGTCGCCCCAGTCCGGAAAAACATCGGCCATGTACCGGTGCATCGAATACTCCATCGACAGAAGGCCGGGGAACCGCATGTTGGCCATGCCCGATGACCTGACCTTGTCGCGCGTCTCGCAATATAAGCTGCTGCCTTCCATCAAGGCGTGCCGCCCGGCCCGGGATAAGCTGGTCAAGGCCACTCTGGACACGTTCACCTTTGCCGATGGATCGGTCATGTTTTTGTCGTCGGCGCAATCGCCATCGCAGCGGGCCTCTGTCTCCATCCGGGACCTCTTCCTGGATGAGGAGACCCTTTACAAGGTGATTGCCGGCCAGGGCGACCCGGTAACGGATTTTCTGGAACGGACCACAAGCTACCAGGGCATGCGCAAGATCATGCGCGTGGCCAAGCCGGTTGGCGGTGACGAATCCAGCATCTGGCAGGCCATGCTCGCCTGTACCGAGATACGGGCCTATGCCGTGGTCTGCCCGGCCTGCGGCACCGAGCAGTTCATGCGTTTTTCGCAAATCAAGTTTCTGGGCTGCAAGGACCCCATGACCATGCGCCAGGAGCGCCCGGCCCGTTACGAATGTGAGTATTGCCGCTACCATTGGACGGATTTTGCCCGCAATGAGGCCGTCCGTCGGGGGAGTTGGCGTCCCGTGCGCTGGGACTCCGAAACCCGTCGTTTCCTGCCAACCTCCGCCGTCTGGAGACCCCGTTCCGTCGGTTTCCATCTCCCGTCGTTCATTTCACCCTTCGTGTCCCTATCCGAAATCGCGGCCGATTTTTTGGAGGCCAAGGGGAACCCGAAAAAGTGGCAGGGGTTTTTCAATGGACGGTTGGCCGAGCCGCATCTACGGGCTTCCATCAAGACGAGCTGGGAACGAGTATTGGAGGCCAAGATCAATCTGCCGCCGCGCACGGTTCCGGCGGCGGCCGTGGCCCTGACCGCCGGTTTCGACGTGCAAAAGCGCGGCATCTGGTTCGTGGTCCGGGCCTGGGCCGATACTCTGGAAAGCTGGCTGATCGATTACGGCTTCCTGGCCGATTTCGACCAGGCACGCCAGATGCTGTTCGAGGCGACGTATCCGGTGGAGGGCGGCGGCGAAAAGGGGATCTGGCGTGCCGGCATGGACTCGGGCGGCGGCGAGACCGATGACCAGGTCTGGACCAGGACCGAAGAGATTTATCAGTGGGTGCGGGCCAACAGCCTGGGCAAGGTCTTTGCCTGCAAAGGCGCCTCCCACCCCCAGCTCCAGCCCGTGAAGCGCACTCCCATCGACCGGTTGCCCAAGTCTGGAAAGGAGATACCGGGCGGTCTGGTTCTCCACATCATCGATACCGACTATTTCAAGCGTCTCTTCCACGGTCGGCTGGAGCCGGACGCCAGCCAGCCTTTGCACCTGCATGATGGTACGGCCGAGGATTACGCCAAGCAGGTGTCGGCCGAGGAGCTGGTGACCGTAAAAGGCAAGTCTGTTTGGCGGCAGATTCGGCCAGCCAACCACCTGCTGGACTGCGAGGTGCTGGCCTCCGCCTGCGCCGCGCCGGAATGGACCCCGGGATTGCAACTCCTGGCCCGGGCGGCCCGGGTCGAAACGACGCGGCCGGAGCCGACGAAACATCTACAACCGCAACCCCAACGACGGAGATGGTAATGGAAGACAATAGGTTGTCTGGCATGGATGCTATTTGCGCTTATTTCGGGCGCAGCGCGCCAACTATCTTGAAGCTCGTGCGCGAAGAACAATTTCCAGCTGAGAAGATCATGGGTGTCTGGGAATCAGAAAAATCCCTTATTGAAATATGGCGTCTTCGCAAAATTGAAGGGCGGAAGGAGAAGGCTGCGTAACGCGTTCCTCCTGTCCGAGAATATTTCCCAAAAATCTCGTCAAGCAAAAAAAACAAAATCTATGAAAATCTAAGCTACGTTTTCCGAAATCTATGCAAATCCACCAAAATCTACCGAAAGTAGGGGAAAACCGGGGTTACGGTTCCGTGAAACATCGGAGGAGCCGTGGCCTTTACCACCTGGACCGCCCTGCGCGACAGCATGCGCGCCGACTTTGCCTCGGGGAAATGGAGGACGAAAGTCTACGAGACGGGTGATACCCGGATCGAATACCAGACGCCCCAGGATTTTCTGGTCGCCCTTGATTACGTCGAAAGCCGGGCCGCCGCCGAATCGCAAAGCTATCATCGCCGCACCTACGCCAGGAACGGGGGGCGCGGCTGATGTTCGGCGCTCTGTCCGACTGGCTCATCCGCCGCCGCTTGCGCAGCCTCGCCCTGAAGCGGAGGCAATACGCCGCGGCCCAGGTGAACCGCCTGACAGGGGACTGGCTGCCGCCGAATCTCCGCGTCAACGATGTGATCCGCTCGTCGGCACCGGTCATCCGTGGTCGCGTCCGCCAGATGGTGCGCGACTTCCCGCCGTTCTACCGGGCCGTCAACAACATGGTCACCTTTCTCGTCGGCGAGGGTATCCGTTTCCAGTCCCGGGCTACCACGCCGGACGGCACCCCGGCCAAGGGCATCCGCCAGCAGATCGAGAACCGTTTCCTTTCCTGGATGGACCAGGCCGATGTGGCCGGACAGCTCCATTTTCATGAATTACAGCAACTTTCCGTGCGTCAGGATGGGGAATCCGGCGAATATATCGCCCTGATCCGCCCACCAAAGCGCCCGGGTCGCCATCCTTTCGCGCTCCAGTTCCTGGAATCCGAACGTCTGGGCGACTGGGGGGCGCGGACCGCTCCGGGGAATTTGCTTGCCCAGGGTATCGAATATGACCCGGATACCGGCGAGCGCGTGGCCTACCATTTTTGCGACGAGGGCTATGGATCGCCGACGCGCGTGGATGCCGCCTTGGTGCTCCATGACTTTCGGGCGTTGCGTCCTGGTCAGCTTCGCGGCGTGTCGCCGTTTGCCGCCGCACTTCTCATCGCCCGCGACCTCGACGATTACGTCAATGCCGAGGTGGACGCGGCCAAGCTGGCCAGCAAATGGCTGGCCTTGGTTAAGACACCGGACCCGGCCAGTATGCAAGCTGTCGGGCTGGATGGCTTAGGGGCCGGTGCTTCTGCCGGACCGCCCATCGAAAACCTGGAAAATGCCATTATCGAATACCTCCGCCCGGGGGAGGATATCGAATTCAAGGCCAACAATCGTCCGGGGGACGCCTTTTATCCGTTCAGCCGATTCGTGCTGCGCATGATCGGCATCACGGTGGACATGCCTTACGAGCTGTTGTCCGGGGATTATTCCGGCCTCAATTATACGACCCTGCGCGGCATCCGAAACGACTTCCGCAAAATGCTCGGCCCTCAGCAGTCCCGCTACGTGCTGCATCTCTGCCGCCCTGTGCTGCGGCATTGGATGGAGATGGAAGCCCTCATCGATCCGGGGTTCCTGCCCGGCTATTTTTCCGACCCGTCGCGCTTCCTGCGCGGGGTCTGGATTCCGGCCGGCCTGCCCGAAACCGATCCGCAACGCGAGATCAAGGCCAATATCGACGCCATCAAGGCCGGTCTCAAAAGTCCCCAGCAAGTCATCCTGGAACGCGGCGACGATCCCGAAACCGTGCTCGACGAATTGGCGGACTGGAAATCCATGTGCGCGGACCGGGACCTGGATTTTTCCGAAGCGGTCCAGAATGCGTCCACGGCCCTGGCCAACAACCCGGCCGCGCTGGATCAGGAACCCGGCAGCGACGGCGACCGCCGGTTGAGGAGCATCAAATGACCTACCGTACACGAAGCGACGCCGGCGGGATGCACTCCCGGTCCCTGTCCGTCCGGTTCGATGCCGGCGGAAAGCCGGCCACCATCAACGAGGCGGACCGGTCCGTGGATGTCGTGGGCGCCACCGAAACGCCGGTCGCCACCTACGACTGGGACCTGGGCCAGATGGTCGACGAGATCCTGCTGATGTCCGGCTGCCGCATGCCGGCGACGGGCCAGCTCGTGATGCTCGACACACATTCCCGCTACGACACGGCCAGCGTCATCGGCAGCTATCGGGGCCTGCGCATTGAAGGCGGCCAGCTTCTGGGGCGGGCCGTGTTCACCAGCCAGCCCGAGGGTGAAGGGCCGTTCGTCAAGCTCCGCGAGGGGCATCTGACCGATTTTTCCATCGGCTACCGGGTCAATGCCTACGCCCGGGTCGAAGCCGGCAAGACCGCCGTGGTCGAGGGGCGCACCATTACCGGTCCGGCCCTGGTGGCCACGGACTGGGAACCCCGTGAACTTTCGATCTGCCCCATCGGGGCCGATCCCAACGCCAAGGCCCGTGGGGCCGGGAGGGAACAAGGAATGGACAAGCGGTTGCGTGAATTCCTGGAGGCTCGCGGCCTCCCGAAAGACGCCACCGAGGACCAGGCCTGGGCGTTCATGCAAACGCTTGAGACCAGGTCCGAGGGGCAGGACAGCCAGCAGCGGCAGGGTGCGCCCGAGCCGCCCAACCCTGGGCAATCCCAGGCTGGACAGCAGCAGGCCAACAATGACGGCGAGCGCGCCGCGGCCACGCGTGCCGAGCGCGAACGTATTCAGGAGATCCTCGGCATGGGCCGGCGGTTCGACTGCGCCGAACTGGCTGAACGGCTCATCAACGAAAATGCCGGCGTGGACCAGGCCCGCGCGGCGGTGTTGCAGCATCTGTCCGGGAGACAGGTTGCCGCCCCGGGCTTTCAAACCACGGATGTGACGGCCGATGAGCGGGATAAGTTCCGTGCCGCCATGGGGGACGGCCTGCGCCTGCGGGCCGGGCTCCGGGTGGAAAATCCGGCGCCCGGGGCTACCGAACTGCGCGGCCTGACCCTGCGCGAAATGTCCCGGGAATGTCTGGTCCGGGCCGGGCAACGGGTTCCGGGCAATCCCATGGAAATGATCGGCCGGGCCCTGACCACCTCCGATCTGCCCGTGTTGCTCGGTAACGTGGCCAATCTGTCCCTGATGGAAGGCTATGCCGCCCAGGCCGAAACCTATGGCGTCTGGGTGGACGACACCGGCCAGGTCTCGGATTTCAAGATTCACACCATGGCCCGGGCCGGCGAGGCCGACGACCTGGAGGAAATCCCCGAGTCCGGCGAATACACCTATGGCTCCCAGGACGAGACCAAGGAAACCTACCAGATTGCCACCTACGGCAAGATGTTCTCCATCTCGCGCCAGGCCATCATCAACGACAACCTGGGCGTGCTGACCGACATTCCGCGCCAGCATGGCGAGGCCGCCGCGCGCAAGATCGGCGACATCGCCTATGCCGTGCTCATTGCCAACGGCGCCATGGGCGACGGTGTCGCCCTTTTCCATTCCGGCCATGACAACCTGATGGGTGCATCGGCCCTGTCCGTGACATCTTTGGGCGCGGCCGAGACGGCCATGCAGTCCCAGAAGGATATCCGCGGCCTGCGTCGACTCAACATCCAGCCCCAGTTCGTGATCGCCCCGGTCGCGAAGAAAACCTTCTTCGAACAGTTCTTCTTCACCCAGCTCATTGGTGGCGTCACGAATCAACCCAATCTGACCAACCCCTATTACGGCGCCAAGTTCACGAGGGTCTACGAGCCGCGCCTGGACGACGATTCTCTGACCGCCTGGTACGTGGCCGGCCCCAAGGGCAAGACCGTGAAGCTGTTCTTCCTCAACGGCGTCCGGGACCCCTATCTGGAAACCCGGCAGGGCTGGAACGTGGACGGCGTCGAATACAAGGTGCGCCTCGATTGCGGCGCCAAGGCCCAGGACTGGCGCGGCCTGGTCAAAAACCCCGGCGCGTAAGGCCGGACGCGAGGGAATGAAGCCATGAAGAACCATATCGAAAAAGGCGAGCGGCTGCTGCACACCGCCTTGTCCGACATCGCCTCGGGTGATCCGGTGGTGGTCGGGGCGCGTCTGGGCGTGGCCTGCGGCGACATCGTCACCGGCGAGACGGGCGCGCTGGCCATGGAAGGTGTGTTTTCCTTGCCCAAGGCCACGGGCGCTATCAGCCAGGGCGCGGATTGCTATTTCGACGCCGACGGCACCCCGGTCGGGGGGGCGTCCAACGCCGGCGCCATCACCACCACGTCCACGGACAACACTGCTGCCGGGTACGCCTTCGAGGCCGCCGGCAGCACGGACACCCACGTCAGGCTGAAGTTGCGCGGTTAACGCCTTACGTCCCGGGCCGGCAGCCTCCCCGGACCGGGATTAAAAGTGAGGATCGTATGGGATTCGAGCAAGCGGATAAGTTCCGGGCAAAGTGGGAAGGTGGCCTTACTGACAATTCGTCAGATCCGGGCGGCATCACCAAATATGGCGTCTCTTTGCGGTGGCTCAAGAGTGTTGGGCACGATGTGGATAACGATGGCGACGTCGATGCCGATGACATCCGCGCCCTAACCCCCGATCAGGCGGGCGAATTGTTCAAGGATCGTTTTTGGGACGCCTACAAACTCGACGATTTTCCAGATGCTACCGGCATGGCGCTGTACGATGCCATGGTCAACACCGGTCCGGTACAGGCTGTCAAGTTTCTGCAACGGGCGGGCAATTTTTATCCCGGCATCGTCCTGCGCGACGACGGAGTCGTCGGGCAGAAAACCCGAGATGCCGTAGCCTCAATCGCCACTGATCTGGCTTCCGATGTCGCGCTGGCCATGCGTTGCATCAAGGAGCGCAAGGCCTTTTACGTGCGGCTTTCCCAGCAAAAACCGTCTCTCTCGGTCTTCCTAAAGGGTTGGCTGAATCGGTCGGCGGCTCTGGAAAGCAGTATTCAGGCTGGGGGGGCGTGATGTTCGGTATCGACGACGCCATTGGTGCCGGTATCGGTGTGCTGGGGAAGGTCATCGACCGCGTCCTGCCCGACAAGGATGCTCAGGATAAGGCCAAACTTGCTTTGCTCGAAATGCAGCAGAAGGGCGAGCTGGCTCAGCTCGACGCGGCGCTGAAGTCGGATATAGCCCAGCTTGAGGTCAACAAGTCTGAAGCCGCGTCGTCATCTGTCTTCGTGTCCGGCTGGCGTCCTTTTGTAGGCTGGGTGTGTGCGTCGGCGCTCGCCTATTCGTTCGTGATCTATCCGATCCTCAAATCGATCCTTGCTGTCGTGAAGCCCGGCTTCACGCTTCCATTGTTGGCGCTGGATGATCTTTGGCCGCTGATGTTCGGCATGCTCGGCCTGGGCGGCATGCGCTCCTGGGAGAAAACCAAGGGAGTGGCGAAGTGACCGACGACGAAGTCAAGGCCGTCGCCAAGGCGGTGAGTAAGGAGATGAAGGGCGTCGCAGGGGGCTGCAATGAGTGCTGCCGCACTTGCGAGCTTGACCCAAACATGCACCGCGACGACCACAAATTCATCTATGAGCTGCGCCAGACCTTGGCGGATAGCCGGAAAACCTTCGTCGTAACATTTTGCAAGATCCTGGCAACGGCCGTTGTGATGGGCCTGGTCGCGCTCCTCGTCATCAAGGTTGGTTCGAAATGAGCGCCATCGAAGACCAAATGAAACGAGTCAACCGGCTCATTCGTATCCTGGCCTGGATCGTTGCCGTGGGCGCGCTGTTCGATCTTTGGGAGTTCTATCGTCTGTTCGAGCTGCTCCGTTCCTGGGGGCGCGTATGACCCTGCGTGACGACTTTGCCGCCGACATCCTGGATGGGTTCGAGGACCTGGCCCAGACCTGCATCTACCAGCCGGCCGACGGCCCGGCGGTGTCCACCCTCGCCCTGATCGAGGACCGGCGGCTGGCCACCGGCTCCCGGGCCCGGGGCGAATACGTCACCGTGCGCGTGCCCATGCGCGATGTGGAGACGCCGCAAATCGACGACACGTTCCTGATCGCGGGCGAGACCTGGCAGTATCGTCAAAACCAGGACAGCAATGAGGAAAGAAAGGACGCTTGGCCGTTTTGGTTGCTGTATTGCCGCAAGGTCGGTTCCGTGTCCTTGACCGGAGGGCATTCGTGAGCGCCGCCCCAGCCGTTTCCGCCTCCGGAACTTCTTCTTTCGGTTTTGCGATGTCCTTGGATGAATCTCCTGATTTGCGTTCCTTGTTGTCCTCATCCGATCCCGTCGTGCGCCGCGCGGTCCTGCGTGCCCTTAAGTCCACCGGCTGGATGGTACAACAGAACTGGCGGCAATATTTCCGCAACCCACCCTGGCCGGAGGTCAATAAGCTCACCAAGATGCTCGATACCCGCGCCGGGCTCAAATTTTTGCGCCAGTTCGTGCGTTATAAGGCTCTTTCCGATCAGATGGCCGTAGCCATTGGGTTCGGCAAGGGCAGAAGCGTCAAAAAGAAAGGGGGATCTTATACTGGTTTGGGAAGCTATGGCCTGTCCTCGGTCGGTATGCTTGATGCCGACCCCTACATTATGAAGATCGCCGAGAAGGCTGAATCTGGTTGGTCCGGCAGGGTCACGGATCGGATGCGTGGATTTGTGGCCGCCTCGACCAAGGCCAAATCAAAGGCCAAAAAACCGAAAGTCGGCCGCAATTATGTAGCTTTACGGCGTGACAAGTCTTCCATTACCGTGCCGCGCCGTTCCGTGTCCGGAGATTACTTTTCTCGTATTATGCCCAAGATCCCGGCCTATTTCGCCGTAAAATTATACTCCAACTTGTCAAAACTCATGAACATGGCGGAAGCCGCATGAATCAAAGCGAGACTACTGCTGAGCTGTTTCGGCGTTTGGAAACGGACGAAGCGATCAAGACCTTCTGCTTGCGGGAATTCGGCCGCCGGCTTTCGGTGCTGCGGCGTTTCGACAACCATAAGCCGCCTGGAGAGACGGACTGCCCCTGGGCGCATCTGGAACACCTCTTCCGCTCGCGTTCCAATGTCCGCCGCATTGTGACCAGGACCTATCTTTTGTCCTGCGGCGTCCATTCCGAGGATGTCTGTGCCGGCGAGAGTTTGGCCGCCGATCTGCGTGAGTTGATCGAGACGGCTATCCAGCAGCCTGGACTTGGTAAGGTGGTTTGGGCTGAGGAAGTCTTAGCCTCAAGCGAGGAAGCAATGTTTGATAACATCTGTTCTTTCACTATTGAAAACTAGGAGTCCGCCATGGCCGACAATGCGATGTATTTTTCTGGTGATCTGTACCTGAACAGAAAGAATAGCGCCGGAGTAAGCGAAGGCCTCCGCAAGCTTGGAAACGCCAGCCAGTTCCAGGTCACGGTCACGTCTACGACCAAGGAATTGAAGTCGAAAATGCGTGCAACATACAACCAGAACTTGGCCGTTGTGACCACCATCGACGCGTGCAAAGTGGCAATGACGCTTAACCAGTCAAACGAAGACAACAGCGCCTTGGCCAACATGGGCGATAAATCCGCAGTAACCCAAAGCGCTGCATCGAGTAAAACGAAGGATTTCGACTTGTCCGCAGTCGATTCCGGTATCTACTATGAGCTTGGGGACCGGATCGTTTCGGTCTCCGGTGTGGCTATCAGCGGAACGCCCATGGAAGAGGGGACGTATGAACTGGATGAAGACGGTGGCTTGATCGCCTTCACCGATACGGCCCCTTCGTCCGGCACGGCCACGGTTTCCTATTCCGTGAATGCTGCAGCCGGCCACAAGATCACCGGCGCCACCAACCCGTCGATTTCCGGCCAGTTGCTGTTCCTGGGAATCAACTTGGTGACACGGGAAAAGGTGCGCATCGAAATCTATGATGCGGCGTTCACGGTCAAGTCCTCCCAGGATTATTTGAGCGAGAACTACAACGAGGTCCAATATGAGGGGTCGCTCAACACCCCGAGCGGTCAGAATTCCCCGTTTGAAATCATTACCCTTAAGCAGGCGGCCTAACCCATGCGCAAGACCAAAGTAATCCGCATTGGTGGCGAGGGCCCGGAAGGGCAGGACGTGACCGTCCTCGAAATCCAGGTTCGGGGCTGGAAGTCCTGCCGAGACCTGATCGCCATGGCCGGCTCCGACGCGTCCGACGCACTGCTGCTGGCCATCGTCCTGGACCAGGAAAACGAGCAAGTCCAAAAGCTCCTGCCGCTCATGACCGACCTCGGGGACAAGATTCTGGACCTCGGTTCTGACGATTTCCTCGACGTGGCCGAAGCCTGGATCGAGGTCAACCAGGGTTTTTTCGACCGGCTGAAGGCCGTGACGCGGAAAGCGGCCAAGGAGCGCAGCGAAAAGCCCGAACCCAAACCCGAGGCCAAGCCGGAGACCCAGGCGGCCTGACGGACGGCTTCACCCGGGCCGTGGATCGCTTGATCGCGCGCGGCCATGGCCCGGGTGTCTATGATTACGGGTTGAGCTGGTTTTTCGAATGCCTGCGGGCCGCAAACGAAGCGGACGCGACCCAGGCCAAGGCGGAACGGATTCGCCGGGCCGTGCGCATGGTGGACATGCGTCTGGCCGTAAACGGCACCCAGGAAGCCTTCCGCGACCGGATAGATGATTTGCTCAGGGAGAGTTTATGAACGCCCTCGACATCCTCATTTCCGCCAAGGACAACGCCAGCCAGGTCCTGGATTCGATCCGGTCCAAGGTTGATTCCCTTGGCGAACAGGGCTCGAAGGCGTTTACTTCCATCGATTCCGCCGCAGCGGCTGTTCGTTCTCGCATCGCCAGTCTTTATACCGCCGTCGGTGCGTTGGTGGCGGCCTTTGCGACGTCCATGCTCGTCAAGGTCCCGGCCCTGTTCGAATCCATCACGGCCCAGCTCAAAACGCTCACGCGATCCAGCAGCGGCGCCCAGGATGCTATGAACTGGGTCACGGACTTTGCCAAAAACACACCGTATGAGTTGGACAAGGTCTCCCAGGCCTATTCCAAGCTCGCATCCTATGGGTTCGATCCGAAGACGATCCTGGAGCCCATTGGCAATGCCGCCTCGGGCATGCAAAAAGAGTTGGACCAGGCCGTGGAAGCCTACGCCGATGCCACGCGCGGCGAATTCGAGCGGCTCAAGGAATTCGGCGTCAACGCGGCAACCGTTGGCAATCAGGTGACGTTTACCTGGATGCAAAACGGCCAGCAAATGGAAAAGACGGTCACCAAGAACGCCGACAGCATCAGCAAGGCCCTGACAGGCATCTGGAACGACATGTTCAAGGGTGCCATGGGCGAGCAGATGAGCACGTTCACCGGCCGCGTCTCCAACATGTTCGACGCCCTGACCCGGGGCATCCAGAAATTCATGGGTGCCGGCCTGTTCGAGAGCATCAAACAAAAGATTTCCGAGGTCACGGACGCCGTCGAACAGGTCAGCAAATCCGGCCAGCTCGAAGAATGGGGCAAGAAAGCCGCTGCCGGTCTCGATTATATCTGGGGAGCCGCCAAACGTCTGGTCGAGATGGTGACGCAGTTCGTCACGGATTACGGCGGCCTCATCAAGATCGTGGCCACCGTGGCCGCGTTCAACCTGGCCGTAGGCGCGTTCGGTTCGCTGCTCAGTGCTGTCACCAAGGTATCCCAGGTTCTCAATATTTTCAAAACGGCGAGTGCGGCGGCCCAAGTCGGTACGATTGCTGTCACGAAAGCCATCCTGGCGGGCGCGGCCGGCTGGGTTGGTCTGGCCCTGGCCATTCCGGACGCGGTCGAGGGCTACAAGAATGCGGCCCTGGCCCTCAACGAGTGGTTGAATCCGCTGTCCAAGACCAACCAGGCCAACAAGATGGCCGCCCAGCTCCAGACTCAGGCCAACGAGACCAACCAGAAAGCCGTGACGATCCTTAATCAGGTGGCCAAGCAATACGGTCTGTCCGTGGCCAGTATGGAGGATTGGAAGGCCGTCCTGCCGGAGATCACGCGGCAGATGCGGGAAAACGGCCAAGTCGTCGGTCTGACCGCCGAGGAATACAAGGCGCTCCAGGAGACCTTGAAAAAGGCCCAGACCGCCGGCACCGCCTATCTCAGCCAGGTTTCGGACCGCTACGATTACGAAATCAAGGCGGCCGAAAAACTGGCGGAGACCGAAGGTGCGGCCGCTGCCAACGGGCTGGCCGCCCAACGTGACAAGTACAAGGGTGTGTTGCAGGTGGCCCAGTCCGTCGCCGCCACCCTCAACGACCTTATCGACAAGTCGGCCGCCAATGAAAGCCAGAAGGCCAATTTGCGCAAGCAGGTGGAAAAGGACCTGCAAGCCGCCAAGAAACAGGCCCTGGAAGACTGGTTGTCCGCGCTCAAGTCCGGCCTGGACCAGGCCTTGGAGCAGGAAAAACGCTACGCCCAGGAAGTGCGTGACGCCAAGGAAACCACCTCCAAAACGATCCGCGAGATCAACCGGCAGGGCATGGATTCGGCCGCGTCCTATGGCGACATCCTGGCCGAGGCGCGGGAAAAGCTGGCCAAGGCCAAGGCGGAAGAGGCCAAGGGCACGGCCGAGGGCTATGACAATGCGGTCAAGCTGGCCAAGGAAGTCGAGTCCATGGCCTCTTCGTCGGTCAGCGCCGGCAAGGAAGTGGTCGGTATCGGCGAGGCGGTGAAAAACGCCCGTGATCTGGCCAGCGAGGCCGGCGACATTTGGAAATCGGCCGCCGAGAACGGCAAGCAGGCCTGGGCCGATTCGGCCGCCGCGTTTTTGCAGCAGATTAAGGAAGCAAAGGTCGAGCTAGAAGACCTCAAGAATAACCCGATCACGGCCAAGCTCGATGTCGACACCAGCAAGGTGGACACGGCCCTAGATAGGTTGGCCTCCACCGTAACGACATCCGAGCACACGGTCTCTCCCGAGACAACCATTGTCGACGCCAAGATCACCGAGCTGAAAAAGGACACGCATTCGACCCACACGATTTATGTTCAGGAGGTCCAGCAAAAGGCCTTTGGCGGCCCGGTGCGTAATGTCCCGGCCATGGTCATGCCGGGCGAGGTGGTCATCCCGCCCGAATATGCGTCCCGGATGCCCGGGCTGCTCCATGCCGTCAACACCATGCGCCTGCCCGTCCCCAAGCTGGCCGATGGTGGCGTGTTCCGGCCGTTCCGTTCCGGCCTTGTGCCCGGGGTCGGGGACGAGGACAGCGAGCCGGTCCTGTTGCCCGAGGGCGCGTTCGTGGTCCGCAAGGCAGCCGTCAACCTGTACGGCGCGGACTGGTTGCAGTCCCTGGCTGCTGACGGATCGGTGCCGCATTTCGCAGCCGGCGGCCGGGTCTCGCTGGGCAATCTGGCCGCGCTCCAGGGCGGCATCCGGCTCCCGGATTGGTTGGAGCAACTGCGCCTGGCCCGGCCGGCTGCGCCGGCTGCGGCCGAGGCGACGGCCCCGGAAGCGCCGGTCGCGCCGGCCTCTCCCGCGCCCCTGGCCATTGCCGTGGCCCGGCCGGATGCGTTTCGGGCCATGACCACGCCGCTTGCCGGCAAGCGTGACATGACCGCGCGCGGCACATCCGCCCTGGGCCGCCTCAACGGCTTGCGCCATGCCGCCAGCCTCAAATTCGCCACGGGCGGCAGTCTCGACGAGACCCTGGCCGACATCGCCCTGGAGCGGCAGCGCACCCAGGAGGACTACGACGAGGCCGTGGCCGAAGCCCAGACCAATCACGACGACGATCTGGCCGATCTGCTCAAGCAAGAGCAAGAGGACCTGGACAGCATCGCCGAGGAGTTGGCGAGTACGCTCAAGGAATTGCAAGAGACCTTGCAGGATGCGCAAAAGCAGTATCAGGAAGATTTGGCGGACGCGCAAGATCAATATAATGATGCGGCTGCTGCCTATAAAGAATTCTTATATAACCCGACTATTACATATTCATCAAAAAACAATGTTGGCAATAGTGTTTTGATGAGTACAGAGGATGTTGATAAAGACAATGGAACTTACTATTCCCCTGCAACATATTCGCAGTATGCTTCCGGTGGTTTTGTAACGCGATACAAAAAGCAATATCTTAGTTCTTTTTCCTACGGTATTCCAACACGATGGAAATGGGCGCCCTATAAAGACTATTCGTCATCTTCCATCTCTGAAGATCGATCCTTGCGTGCAGCCATAGAAGACGCCAAGGCACAAATCGCAGAAGTCAAGGCGACCTGGGCCACGGCGCAATCCGACTACAGCACAGGCGTCACCGACGCCAAACAGACGGCGGTCGAGGATACCGCCAGCACCAAGACCCAGGCGACCGAGGACACCGACGACCTCAACACGGACCTCGAAAAGACCCTGGCCGATCTGCAAAAGGACTTCGACCGGTCCATGGAAGACCTGGACATCCAGGAAGCTCGGGCCCGGGCCAATGCCGAGGACGAAGGCACGTACTCCATTTCCGGTTTCACGAGCTGGCTGCGCGACGGCGGCCCGGTCAAGGCGTTGCTCAAGCATTTCGCCCTGGGCGGCCCGGTCAAAGCCGGTTTGGCGCGACTATTCCCGGGCCTGCCCCGGTTCGAGGACGGCGGCGTGGCACCCATGCTGCCCGGCGCGGTGCCGGGCCAGGACTCGATTCTGGCCGCGCTCACCCCGGGGGAGGGCATCATCAATCTGCCGGCCATGCGCCGGCTCATTTCCGAACGCGCCTTGCAGGCCCTCAACGCCATGGACCTGCCCGGATTCCTGGACGCATTGCCGCACTACGCCGACGGCGGCATTGCCGGCCTCACCGAGTCGGCCAGGACCGCCGCCGCCATGGGCCCGTCCTCGGCGTCCTCCGGCGAGTCCTATTCCGCGACCCTCAATCTCCAAATCGGCGGCAAATCCTACGAAACCCGCGCTGCCCGCTCCACGGCTCGCGAGCTGGCCAAGGAACTGCGGCGCCAGGGAGTCAACGTCCGATGAGTATCACCCTGGCCGGCCTGACCTTGCCCGACGACTGCGTATGGGCCAACGAATTCGATTTCGTTCCCATCGCGGCCTCGATCGGCCGCACCGCCTCGGGGCGCCGCATGGTGCGCGAGACCGCGCTGGTCGTCGGCCGTCCCATCGATCTTGGCGGCGAATCCGCCTGGATCAGTCGGGCCGATCTGCAATCGCTCCACGCCCTGGCCGAGACGGTCGGCTGGTCCGGCACGCTCACGCTCCATGACGGCCGGGTCTTCGACGTGCGTTTCCGCACCCAGGACGAAAAGCCGGTCGAGGCGGTCCCTGTCACGGACTACGCCGACCCGGACGACGCCACCCCCTACCAGTTGACCGCCGTGCGCCTGGAGACCGTATGAGCACCACGGCCAGCCTGACCCTGTCCTGCGGCGCGGACAGCTCGTGTCCGGATACGCTTCTGGAAATCCCGGAAGCGGCCGTTGACCCGGGCGAGCGCATCATCATCCGGCTGTGGGGCCCGACCGCATCCAGCGTGCTCGGGTTCCGGCTGGTGGCCGGCACGCAAAATCTCGGCACCGGCTCGCCCAACACCTACAGCGGCCAGACCCATTGCAAGTATTTCGAGTGGGCCGGGGGCAACAAGGCCCAGCAATTCGACTGGCCCGTGACCGGCATCACGCGCATCCTGGCCTATTCGCCGCTCTACACCGTCAACGCGGCGGGCAACGTCGTGGTCCTGGCCACGGCCGGCGAGGACATCACCGAAGCCGGGCTGTTCGTCCGGCGCGGCCACGCCTGCCTCGTGCCGACCGATCCGCAGCGGCTGCTGTACGGCACCGTCCACGTCACGGCCGCCAGGGCGGCCTATTGCCGCGAATGGTCCTGGTCCGCGCCGACCGATCCGACCGGCGCGCAATGGTTCTGGCTCTACCAGGCGGGCGAGCTGTCCCACAAATTTTCCCTCACCATGAGCGAGGAGCCGGACGACGCCTCGATTGCCCTGGTCGATTTCAAGATCACGGTCATTGCCCGCCGCACAGCCGGCGCCGTGGCCAACGCGTCGGTCTATCTGGATGGCGTGCTGGTCGGCACCACCGACCCGACCTACGGCTACGTCAAGGTGTTCCGCCATCTGTCCGGCACATTCCCGATCCGGGTGGTCGCGGCCGGCTACACGCCCACGGACCAGGACGACTACAGCGACAACGACACCATCACCGTCGATCCGGACGGCTCGTCGGTCCGGGTTAAGATCGGGAGCTATACGTCATGAGCACGTCCCAGACTCTGACCCTCAACTACAGCGCGGACGGCCTGTCCAAGCTGGAGGTCCCCAAGCAGACGGTCCAGCCCGGCGAGCCCGTGCGCATCTATCTCTGGGGCCGGTCAGCCGAGGATTTGATGGGCTACAAGCTCGGCCAGGGCGCGGAGAACCTGGGGCCTGGCACGCTGCGGCAATATCCCGGCCAGACCACCGAGGCCTATTTCGACCTGACCGGCGACGGCGTGGCCCAGGATTTCGACTGGCCGGTCCTGTCCCTGGCCAGTGTGACCGCTTACGGCAACCTGTACGCCGTGGACGGCAACGACGTGTCCCTGGTCGCGCTGCCCGGCGAGGACGTGACGCGCTATTTCCGCCTGTCCGGCAATGCCCTGGTGCGCAACGTCGAGGCCGGCGCGCCGACCATCACCGGTTCGGTGCGTGCCGTGGCCAACCGCTCGCCCTGGTGCCGGGAGTGGCGGTGGACCGCGCCCGATCTGGGTATTTCGCAACGGACGCGACTGACCATCCGTAATGTCTTTTCATCCAAGGATGGTGCATTGATCCATACGATCAAACCAATAGCCAGCACAAACACCCCGGCTCACATTTTCCCTTTTGTGAACTATAGCGAACCAAATCCATGGAACTATAAATACCTTTTGTCATATGGGATAGAAAAATTAGACATTGGGTATTGCACATACGTTAATTTGAATGAACAAAGCTCGTCTGCTGGGTATGGTGCAGAGACAAGCTGTATTTTAAATCTTAATAAATTTAATGGAGTGAAAATTGATATATTATTCAAAAGCCCTTGCGGGACGCTTCCAACAGGAACAAGAGAGGAAATAGAAATTTATTTTTCCGGGAGTACGTTCATTTATTGCAGTATGTATTATACGGATTATTCCCAAGTGCCTTTTGCAATTTGGATGGCGTTTGGTTCTTATTACCTTGATGCAAGGAGCCAATGGAATAATGGGGCCATGCCAAGCTATTTAAAAGATGGTTCATGGAATACGATATCGTATGTTATAAATAAGAATAATGCATCAATATTAGTAAATGGTAATTATATAACAGGCATTGAGCATAATGGGGATTTTTTTAATTATGCAATAGACCTTGCGCAGATACGCTATCAAATAAAGAAAACAATTAGTGAAATTACTAACCCATACGAAAAATCAAAAACTCGCCTTGCCTCCATCACGGTGACTGTCTCATGACTCTCTTCATTGGATGCCCGTCCGGAGAAGCGGACGAAGACACCACGGCCGCGTACTGGTTTTTCCTCTACCGCCACGGCCTGCTGCGCAAGGAATTTGGCCTGACTCTGGACATGGACGACGGGGTCAAGCTCTCCGACGGCCTGGTGCTGCACTATGACGGCACCGTCTCCGACGGCCGGCTCATTGATGCCGTGGACGATTCCGGCGTGGCCGACCTGACCTTGACGGATGTGGAGAGCATCCAAGGCCACTTGCCCGGCACAAAGGCCCTGCACTTCAACGGCCGCACGTCCTATGCCGAGTCTCGTTACCATATCGAGGCCATCGAACTGACCACTTTTTCGCTCTCGTGCTGGTTTCGGACCGTCGGCCTCATCCCGGGGACCGATTATGGGATGGACGGGAGGCTGATCGCCTATGCTCCGAAGGATATGTCATACAGCGCAATGATTGGAGATGGTATTCGTTATGGTTGGGTGCTCGAAAACGAAATGGCCGCAGAAGAAAGCCTCCATTTCGTTCCACCCGGTCTAAATGCACCGAATAGGAACGCCTACCTTAATGGGGAGTGGCACCATGCCGTGGTGTTGTTTGGCCAGTACGATTCATACAAAATTTATGTTGACGCTGTTTTGCAAGAATACATTCAAGCCTTGGATTCGGCGTGGAACATCGATTACAGCGAATACGTCAACCACCTCTATCTTGGTTCTCTAGGATATTTTGATCCATATTGTTTTTTTTACGGCGACCTCGGCGATATCCGCATCTACAATAGACTCATCAACGAAGACGAAATCCAGGCGTTGTTCGAGACGACCTAGAAGGGGAGATGTATGATTGCCGCATCCGAAATCGTCATCCGCAAAAGCGAAAATGTCACCGAGACCTCGGCCAACGGCGGCCGCATGACCAAGACATCCGTGCTCGACAACGGCAGTCAGAACTATTTCCCATCCTGGACCGCTGCCCAAATGAGCAACGGGGGCACGCGCTACCGCAAGTTCTTCGTGCACAACACCAACGACGACCTGACACTGTCGTCGGCCGGCATCCATATGGTCTTGCCAACCCCGGCCGATGACCGGATCACACTGTTTGCCGGCACCCAGACCGATACCCAAGACGAAATTGACAACTCGACCCAGTACGGCGCCGGCACGCTCCAATCGGCGGTCTCGGCCGGAGCCACGAGTTTCGATATCGTCCTGGAGGATGCAGGGCAGACCATTTTCCGATCTGGGGACACGATTTTTCTGGCCACGGTGGCCACAACCACCGACTCGGCCGGGCATCGGCAAATTTCGCAGTCCGAATACCACGAGGACGTAACCATCTCCAAATCCGGCAGTGTCGTGACGGTCACCCTGGCCGCCGGCGACATGCTGGCCAACGCCTACGATGCCGGCAGCACGGTGGCATCGGTGTTGCCCCTGGGCGACATCGTGGCCGCCATCGGCACGGTGGCCAAGGTCACGAGCGCCGGCCTCCTCGATGCCGCTTCGATTACGGCGGACAATATCGGCAGTATCGACCAGACCGTGACCCTGACATTCACGAGCGCCACGGCTTTCGTGGCCACCTCCGACGTCCTCGGCAGCCTTGGCTCAGGCTCCATTTCCGGCACGTTCGCGCCGACCAACCCCGATTACAGTAAGCCGTACCTGACCATCCCCCCGGCGGCCTGGGGCGGCACCTGGGTGGCCGGCAACACCGTCACGATCCCGACCACCCCGGCGGCCGGACCGTTTTGGGCCCAGGACATCGTGGAATCGGACGCAGCCTCCTACGGCTCCAATCTCCTGGACCTGCAAATCTACGGCGGATCGGCCTAGGCGTAACCGATGGCCACGATCACCCAACGGATAGCCGGCACCTACGATTTGCCGCTTTTCCGGCGCGTAGCTGGAAGCTACGTGTTACCCGTCGTCCGGCGGGTAGCCGGATCGTTCCTGGCGCCCGGCATCCTGCGCCGCGTGGCCGGCACCTTCGACCTCCCGGGAAAGGTGTTTTGTCGCGTGGCTGGCTCCTACGCCTTGCCGACCATTGTCTTCCGTCGTGTTGCCGGCTCCTATGCGTTGCTGGATTACACCCCGGTCTCGCGCCGGGTGGCCGGGCGCTACGCGCTGCCGTCTCTGACGCCGTCCGTGGCCGCCACCACCTGGAGCTGGTCCCTGGGCGACGACTACGACCTGGACGGCCTGACCCTGACCGGGGACCGTGATTCGTTCGCCTGGACCGTCGAACTGACCCTGGCCGACGAAGCCACCTATCTGGCCTGCGCGCCGGGGCAACGTCTTCTGATCACCCTGGCCGGCCAGGCCATGGCCCTGATCCTCGAGTCGCGCACGCGCGAGGTCGGCTGCGGCACGGTCTCCTATACCGCCACCGGCCGCACCCTGAGCTGTCTCCTCGACACGCCCTACAGCGACACCGTGACCCGCACCTGGGCCCGGACCACGGCCCGGGCAGCGGCGGAGGCGTTGTGCGCGGCCGTCGAGCTGGACCTGTCCTGGGAGGTCTGTGACTGGACCATCCCGACCGGACGCCTGACCGCCTCGGCCGAGACGCCGATTTCGATCCTGTCCCGCCTCGCCGCGGCCTGCGGCGCGGTGGTCCAGCCGACCCTGGTCGGCGGCGTGCGCGTCATCTACCGCTATCCCGTCGGCGTCAACGAGCTGGCCGACGTCACCCCGGCCGTGTCCCTGGATTTCGACCGGACCGTGGAGACCCTGTCCGAGGAATTTCAGGGCCAGCCCGGCTACGACGCCGTGACCGTGGTCGATGACCGGGCCGAGACCGCCGCCTATCTGTCCGTGACCACCGACGACAGCCGCAACGCCGGCCGCACCACGTTCCCGCCCGGCGAAGCCTGCTACATCCGCGTGTACCACGAGACGGATTATACCGTGGCCGTCACCTCGGGCACGGCCGAACGCGTGGCCCAGGATGAGACCGAAAGCCTGTCCGCCACGGTGACCTTCGACGGCACCGACACCGCCGACTTGGAAGCCTTCGTCGCGTCCGTGGATGACGTTATATGGTACGGCACGGACGGCGGCGAGGCTGTGCCCAACGGCGGCGCCTCCATCATTCTGGCCGGCGGCGCCGTCTTCGGCGTGGCCTTGATCACCTACACGACCCGCTACGATGTCTGGCGCTACACCCCGGCCGCCCTGGGCGATACGTTTGCTGCGGCTATCCGAGTCGAGGCCGAGGACATCGTGTCCGACGATACCGACATCGGCGGCCTGCGCCTGACCGTTTCGCGCGGGGATGGGCTTGTGCCGGCGCCGGACGAGTTGTCGGCTGCGCTGGCCTGCTCGCCGGCCCCGGCCACCCAGGCCGGGCGCAACTACCTCGACGAATACGGCCAATCCTCCCTGTCCGTGGACGTCAAATCCTGGCCCGAGGGCAATGAAACGTGGGCCCTGCCCGGGGATGTGGTGGAGGTCGCGGACACGGATCGCGGCGAGATCTGGCGCGGCACGGCCACGGCCGTGTCCCTGGAGCTGACCGTGGACGATACCGGTGCCCGGCTGCTCACCGAGACAACCACCGTCGAGAGGCCCATGCCATGAGCAATCCCCTGTCCGATCTGCGCCGGCTCGTAGCCCCGGGCGTGGCCCGCCGTTCGGGTGTCGTTACCGCCCTGGCCGGAGGCTTCGCCACGGTGACCTGGCCGAACGGCGGCACCGGGCAGGTGCTGTGCGGCATCAGCGTGGCCGTGGGCGACCGGGTGTTGGTGGTGGGGGAGAGCGTGTCGGTCAAACTTTCGGCCACCACCGACCGGGCCGTCAAAATCAAGTGAGGCAATGCCATGGCGTGCAACACGACCGTTGACCATTTCTACGTCGGCACCGTTGGCCTGGAGATCCTGATCGACACGGGCCTGGACCTGTCCACTGCCGCGTCCGTGGCGATCCTGGTCCGTAAATCAAACGGAATGACGGACACATGGACGGCCGAGCCCTATGCCGACGGCACGGCCGAACAAATCTGCGCCCGCTACCAGACCCAGTCTGGTGATTTGGACGTGGCCGGTACCTACCAGGCCCATGCCCGGATCACCTTGGCCGACGGCTCGATTCTGACCGGCGCTCTGACCGAATTCTTGGTCGAAAACCTCTACGGGAAAAGGAGCTGACACCATGGCCGCGAGCTTGGAATTTCACCTGACCACGAACGGCCTGGGTGGTGCCGCGACAAGCACGGTGCTGTCCGCAACCGCCCTCAACAACCTCTTCGACAACGTCAGTCCGGACGAGGCCTCGGCCGGGGATGTCGAGTACCGCGCCCTGGACATCTACAACGACGGCGATGCCGTGGCCGAAGCCGTGACTGTGTACTGCCCAGCCACCACAAGCGAGGACACAGTGTTGCGTTTCGCCCTGGAGGCTTCGCCCATCGGTTCGACCACGGCTATCGCCGACGAGTCCACGGCTCCGTCGATTTCGGGCTCATTCGCGGACTACACGAGCGCCGCGCCGTTGTCCGTGCCGAGCATCCCGGCCGGCAGCTATGCGCGGTGCTGGCTCCAACGAAGCGTCAGCATGGGCGCCGGCAACCTGGCCCTGGACGGCACGACGCTGTCGGTCGACTATGCGTAGCCCCTGGTTTGGCGAGGACAGCGCCTGGGAGGGCGAGGCCAGTTCCTGGCAACCGCGATTGGAGACTGTCCAGTCCGCGACCGCCTGGCGCATCCTGGCCCGTCTCGGCCAGCCGGTTACCTGGCGCATCAAGTCCCGGGCGCAACGCGATGTTTCCTGGCGCGTGCTGTCCGCCGTGGTCGCGGCCACGGCCTGGATGGTGCTTGCCCGGCGCACGCAAAATATCTCCTGGCGACTGTTGGGCCGGGAGAGGAGGGCGCTTGGCTGGAGGCTGCTGGCCCGGGCCCAAGCCGGATCGAGTTGGCGTCTCCTGGCCCGGACGATCCGGACCGCGTCCTGGCGCATCCTGGTCCGCCGGCCCGCCGCCACGTCCTGGCGGCTGCTCACCCGCTTGGTCGCGCCGACCTCCTGGCGCATCCTGGCCCGCCGGTCCCGGCAAATAGCCTGGCGCATTCTGGGCGGCGCCCGTCTTTCGGTCGCCATTGCCTGGCGCGTCCTGGCCCGGTCCTCCACGGCTTGCGTCTGGCGGATCAAGGCGGCGCGCGCCAGGACGATATCCTGGCGTATCCTGGCCCGGTTTTCCCGATTCTGCGGCTGGCGCATCGGCGAGTTCGGCCCCCTGGGCGATACGGTCCTACGGCTGTCCGGTCCGATCGTCTGGCGGGTACGCCGGACATCCTGCCCGGCCGCCGCCCTGCGTCTCGATTCTTTTCCGGCCCTGGCCTGCCGACGTTGTTCGCCCCTGGCCGACAGCCTGGCCTTGCCCAGCCCCATTTCCCGCCAACTGCGCCTGTGTTCGCATATCCCGGAGTAGCCCATGGCCGCCAAACCCATTGTCGCCACCTTTGTTTCCGACGCCTCATTTACGGTCGTCACCGACCGCACGGCCGAATTTGTGGCCGGCGTCCGCGTCCTGGCCGACTGCGGCGCGGACGGCACATTCTACGGCACGGTCAGTTCCGCGAGCTACGCAAGTGGCACGGACCTGACCACGGTCACGTTGTCCCTGGATTCCGGGAGCCTGACCGCCAACCTGACCGGGGTGCTCCACGGCAACGACGTTCCTGCCTCCCTGGTCAACCATGGCCACGGAAACCAGGCCGACGGCGGCGCGCTGCCCGATTTCATCCGGCGCGACAATTCCCGGGCCTTCACCCAGGGCTTTATCAGCGGCGAGGGCGCTTATACCGGCTTCAAGTTCACCGAGACCGGCGCGGATGTCGCCTCAAACGCCGGGAAATGGATCTTCCAGGTCGACGACGGCATGTTCTCCATGCTCACGGTGGACGACGCCGAGTCGGCCTTCAATTCCGCCCTGACCATCAACCGCGACGGCGCCAGTCCTTCGGCCGTGACCATTGCCGCGCCGTATGTCGGCCTGGACGCGGACGATGTGGAGGCTGCCGGCAACATCGTCCCGCCCGCGAGCGACCCGGGCAGCCTCGGCACCTCCTCCCGGCCCTGGGGCGATGTGCGCACGGGTAAGCTTCTCGGCGTGGATGTCTCGGGGGGCACGGTCGATGCGTTGGTCACCAAGGCCTCGGCGGCCGAGGCGGTCACCGGCACCGACGCGACCAAGGCGGTCACGGCTGCGGCCGTGCGCCAAGCCGTGCTGTCCTGGGTTCGCGACAACCTCGGCAAGTTCCCGGGCATCATCCCCCCGTCGCTCAACCTGTTTTGCGGTGACGCCACGAGTGATGCCGCGCCGGTTGGTACCTTCGCCCGCTCGACCACGGGTGCGCGACTCGGGCAGGCGGGCCTGATCGAGACTGTGGCCGCCGGAGGTCCACGCCGGGAATGGGACAGCTCTGGGAATTTACTCGGCTGGCTGATAGAGAAAAGCGATACAAACAAAATTACATATAGTGAACAATTGGGAAACGCTGTATGGAAAGGTATTAATGCAACGGTATCTGTTGATTTAACTGTGTCGCCAGATGGAAACCTAACAGCAGATAAAGTGGTTGATTCAACAGCCACTTCCGGCCATCTACTTCGTTACTCATTAAGTTTGTTAGCGTCAACAAAATATACGTGCTCGTTTTTTGCAAAAAAAAGCGAGCTGACATCTTTAACAGTGTTATTTTATGATAATGGCAGTATATATTCATTACATGTAAATCTTGGGACAGGAGCTTCCGCCGCTGGTTCGGGTTCAATCACCAGTTTATTTTCAGTCGTAGAAAAATTATCAAACGGTTGGTATAAAATAAGTTTTTGTGTAGTATCAACAGGAAGCCCAACTGGATCATATATTGATTTTAGGTTGTCTAATACATGGCCAGTTACTTCAAATTTTGGTGCATCGTATACAGGAGACGGAGCATCAGGTCTCTATCTTTGGGGTGTTCAGGTCGAGGCGGGAAACCTGCCGACTTCCTACATCCCAACAACGAGCGCAGCCGTAGCCCGGTCCTCCGATGTCTGGACAGTCCCCCTGGCCACCTCCTGGTTTAGCTCTATCGCCGGCACCTCTTTTGTGGCGGCCCGCACGCCTTCCGGTGCCCCATCTTCAGGCGCAATCCAGGTCCTGGCCCAGTACGACGACGACACGGCCAGCAACCGCATCCGCATCGTGCGGGATGAAAACCGCATCGTGCGCTGTATCGTGACGACGGCCGGGACCGAGGTGGTGAACCTCGATCTCGGCACGGTGGCCGACCTCATCGCTTTCCGGGCGGCATTTTCCTGGTCGTCTTCCGGATTCTCAGCATCTCTCAATGGCGCTGCCTGCGTCACGGCCACGGCCGCCACGCTGCCGAGCGGATTGACCACACACCACATCGGCTCGGATTCGTCCGGGGCCAGCCAGTGGGGCGGCCATATCCTCCATAGTGCCTATTTTCCGGTCGCGCTGTCCGATACGCAGTTGCAGGCAATCACGCTGTAGGGGGAGACCATGCAGGACTTTTGCTTCAAAACGACGGACCAGAGGACTCTCACGGCGGCCTTGGAGGCTCTGGGGTTGGTGGTGGAAGGACAGGTGGTCGGGGATTGGCTTTGGGTGGGCCAAGTGGTCAAGACGCCTGGCGTCTGTGCGGAGGACGGAACCGAGACCACCGCCCCGGTCTATTGTGACGGCGAGTACGCCGTTTCCCGGGCGACCGACGCGCAAGCCGCCGTGATTGAGGCCGCGACCTGGCCGGATGGCGTGGAGTTAGTTGCCCCGCCTACAGGTATCCCTTTGTTCGGCGGCGAATGGCTGCAACCCGATCTGGCATCGCTCCAGGCCGAGGCCTGCGCCCGCATCGACGCAGCAGCCGAGGCCTTGCGCAATCAGGTCCTGACGCCTGGCTCGGGCCAGATGGCCGCCTATCAGGCCAAGGAAACGCAAGCGACGGCGTATTTGGCGGACGGCGATCCGACGGAATCCGAATACCCCGACCTCTACAACGAAGTCGGCATCACGGCGGAGACGGTGCACGAGGTGGCCATGGCCGTTCTGGCCGCGGCTGAAAAATGGCGCCTCTTCGGCCGCAAAATCGAACGTGCCCGGCTGGCGGCCAAGAAAGCCGTGATCGAGGCCGCGACGGCGGCGGCGATCCGGACCGCCGAAGCGGCCGTGGAGTGGCCGGCGGCGTAGGTGTCCTCCGCGAAGCCGCGATTTCAAATCGCACCTTTTGCCCCGGGAGACCGGGGCTTTTTTTAAATTATCTAAAAACATTAAATAAATATTTAGTGTGTTTTGAAATTTTATTTTGACAAAATTTCAAAACACACTATTCTTTTTTCACGGGCGGGGGAAACATCCCGCCCACAACCCTGACCGGGGCGGGAAAACGCCCCGAACGGAGACAGAAAATGGAAACCACGATCACCACCAAGCGCGGAGCATCCTTGCATGTGACGATCTCCGAAAATGGAGACATCGCCTTGGCGGAGTTTGTTTATTCTGGTTATCGCCCGGATGGCGTGATCTACGGCAAGATGGCTGACGGACGCCCGGTAGAGGCTGCGTTGGACAGCGAAAACAGTAAGACGTTTCTGGGAATTATTGCGATGGCGGCCACGATCCGCGAAGACGTGCTGGAATCTGCTATTCCTGGACTCCGTTCTCTCCGCGAGGCGCTCAACGCGGAAGAAGAATACCGCGAAGCCATCAACCAGATGATGGACGACGAAAGCAATGATGGCGTTTCCCCACCGACCAAGCCTTCTTCCGACTCCAGCGCACTAGCTACTGCATCCCCCCGCGCTGCCCTCTACCTCAAAGCCGAAAATTACTACTACGCCAGCAACGATCGCAAAGTATCTGCCGGCAGAAAGGCCATGCAGATTTTGACCGAAGGTGGCAGTGAGGACGAGGCGCGCGCCGTGCTGGATAATTGGCTGCCAGAAAGTGCTTATTGGGATTAAGTTTTTGGAGGGTCGGGTGGAGGCCCGGCCCTTTGCTCAACTCGCCCCGCATGCCGGGGCGGAATCCGGGGCGTGATATCGCACCGTTATGGAGCAAAAGACGTGGCGAAAACAACTATTTATTGTGCGGAATGTGGAGCGAGCATCAATGTGTATGGCCGCAACCGTACCGATGCCGACAGGAAGGCTGCTTGGCATGAACAAGTCGGCACTCTTTGCCCCAACTGCCAGGAAAAGAAAAACGCCTCTGAAAACGCCAAATATGCTGCGGCCAATGCGGCCGCTGGTTTGCCTCCGCTCTCTGGATCAGAAAAGCAGGTCGCTTGGGCCGAGACGCTTCGGGCCAAGGTTTTTCGCCAGATAGAGCAGGCCTTGCCTATCGCGAAGGCTGAAGACCCCGAAGCAGTCATCAAGGCAATGGTCCCTTCCATCGATACTTTTCAACTTGCCGAGAACGCCCGCAAACTTGGTCATATTCTTGAAACTCCGTTTGGAGATAAGGGGCTGGAGGCGTTTTTGACGGTCCTGCGGTCCAAGACCAGAGCGGTCTGGTGGATAGAAAATCCCCTTGGCGATCTTTTTTATCTAGCCCGACTTCTCCAGGATGAAATCAAGGGGGTTCTTCTCGGCGAACCGGAACCGTCTCCGGAACAAATCGAAGCCGAAGAAGAAGCTTTGCTGCGTCCAGCCGGCGAGCCTGTTTCGTCCATCATTATCGATGTCAGGCAGGAAGAGGGTCTGGTCGCGATCCGTTTCCCCAGTATGGAAAAAGCAAACGGAATCGTCCGCGACATGGGTTTCAAATGGTTCCGCGGGCGTTGGTTCCGTCAGATGAACGAGATGACCGGAGATACACTGGACAGGATGGCCGAGGTGGCCCAGCGGCTGGTTGCCGGAGGCTATCTTGTCCGCGTCAACGATGACCAGGCCAGGGAGCGGGCTGTATCCGGCAGGTTCGAGCCGGAGCACCGGCGTTGGGTGTCCATGGACAGGGAAGGAAGGTTGGTCTTGTCCTGGGCTCGTGATGACGACCTGTACGACGTGGCTCGCCGCATTCTCGGGGCGCGGTATAAGGATAAGCACATCCGTGTCCCGGTGGGCAGTATCGAGGAGGTGGCAGACTTTGCCGGGCATTACGATTTACGCATGACCGATGTGGTGCTGGCCGCTTTGGAACGGCACCGTCAGGCCGTTGCCGGCGGGGCTGTGGTTACCAATATCAAGGAGCCGCCAACGCCGATCAAGGGGGAAACGATCATCCCGACCTTGACGGCTGAACCTTGTGACATCGCCCCGGAACTGGCCGAAGAGTAGGGCATGGCCAGAGAATTCGTCACCACCACGGACCTGCTGCCGCATCAACGGCCGGCCGTGGCCAAGCTGCTACCCACCCGCGCCGGGGCGATGTTCATGGACCCCGGTACGGGTAAATCCAGGGTGTTGCTGGAACTGGCCCGGCTGCGTCAGGACAAATGGGACCGGTTGTTCTGGTTCACGCCCTGCGCCCTGCGTGACAACGTGCGCGAGCAGATACTTATTCACACCGACCTGTCGCCGACTGATGTCAAAATTTGGAACGGCAGTCCGCTCGAACCGGCCAGTCTGGCCGCTATCCGCTTCCATGTCATTGGCATCGAGTCCATGAGCGCCAGTGATCGGACCGTCCTGGCCTATAACGCCATGCGTACAAGCAAGAGCTATGTGGCCGTGGATGAGTCCAGCTATATCAAGGGCTGGCACGCGCGGCGTTCCCAGCGCATCATCCGCATGAGCGCCAAGACGCGGTACCGTGCCATCCTCACAGGTACGCCGTTCACCCAGGGCGCGGTCGACTTGTACAGCCAGATGTTTTTTTTGAGTCCGTCCATCCTGGGCTATCGTTCCTTCTGGAGTTTTGCGGCCAACCACCTGGAGTATGAAGAGCGCAAAAACGCCTTTGGGAAAAAGGTCCGCACCGGACGCATCCTGCGGAGCCACAACGAGGAGTATCTGGCGGCCAGGGTCGCGCCATACACCTATCAGATCCGCAAGGACGAATGCCTTGACCTGCCGGAGAAGCTCTACGAATCCCGATATTGTAGCCTGACCGGGGAACAAGAAGCATATTACGAGGAAGCCAAGTGGGAAATTCTCTCTCTTGACTACGACGACTGGAGCCCGATCAAAATTTTTCATCTCTTCACCAGTCTGCAAACCATTGTCTGCGGCTGGTGGAAGCGACCGAACGGTGCCCTCATTGAGATGCGGCACCGCCGCCTTGACCTGCTTCTGGCCACCCTGGAAGAAATACCGGATACGGAACAGGTCATCATCTGGGCCAAGTACCGCCCGGCCGTGCGCGCCATCTGCGAAGCCCTGGCCGGAATCCATGGAGCGGAACAGGTTGTACCTTACCACGGGGGGCTGGCCCAGAAAGATTTGCCGCGCCAGCTCGACCGTTGGCGCTCTGGCGCCCGGTATCTGGTGGCCACCCAGACCATCGGCGGCTACGGCCTGACCCTCAACGAGGCGGCCTACTCGGTTTTTTACGCGGACAGCTTCAAATATTCCGAGCGGGTCCAGGCCGAGGACAGGACGCACCGCATCGGGCAGACGCGCCGTCCAGTCTATATCCGTTTGCGAAGCCTGTCCGGCATAGACGACAAAATAGCCTGGGCCTTGGAGCGCAAGGGAAACGCCCTGTCTGAGTTTCAGGAGCAGATCAACGTTTACAGGAAGCAAGGCTTGCGCAAAAACGCCATGGAACTGGTGAAAAATCTATGATCCAGCATACGTTGCCCATATCGGTCTACGAAGCGGCCATGCGGCGCCTGGAGTATGTTTTCCGGGAGTTCGACAACGTGTACGTATCATTTTCCGGGGGCAAGGATTCCGGCGTGCTGCTCAACCTGGCCCTGCACTACCTGCGGGAGCATGCCCCTGGCCGGCGCATCGGCATTTTCCATATCGACTATGAGGCGCAATACACGGCCACGACCGAATACGTGGACGCGGTCTATCGAGAACTGGCCATGTCCACTGACAACCTTCGATGCTGTGTGCCGCTCAAGTGCCCGACCTGCACCAGCATGCACGAAACATTCTGGCGACCATGGGACCCGACCAAGCGGGAAATATGGGTGCGCGCACTGCCGGACCGGTACCTCGGCCCCGGCGACTTTGATTTCTTGACCCCGGAGATGACGGACTACGAGTTCCAGGTACGGTTCGCTCTGTGGCATCACGAGCGTGTCAGGGCTGGGCGCACCTGCGTGCTGGTGGGCATTCGGGCCCAGGAAAGCCTGGACCGATGGCGCACCATTGTCAGCGACAAGAATGTAAACAAATATAATAGTATACCCTGGACGACAAAGATATACCCGGACGTATATAATGCCTATCCGATCTACGACTGGAGCGCGGAGGATATTTGGACAGCCAATGCAAAGTTTGGCTGGCGCTACAATCACCTTTATGACTTGTTCTACCTTGCCGGCGTGCCGCTTCACCAGATGCGGGTGGCCAGCCCCTTCCACAACGCGGCCAAGGCTAGCTTGAGCCTGTACCGGGCCATCGATCCCGGGGTCTGGGGCCGCATGGTGAGCCGGGTAAACGGGGTTAATTTCACGGCCATCTACGGTGCCACAAAGGCCATGGGCTGGCGCGACGTGACCAAGCCGGACCATTTCACCTGGCAGCAGTACGCCATGTTCCTATTGGATACCCTCCCCAAGGAAACGGCCGACGGCTTCCGGCAGAAGCTGGCCACGAGCATCAAGTTCTGGCGGGAGAAAGGGGGCTGCCTCTCTGAAGAGGCCATGAAAGACCTGCGCCGGGCCGGAATTCCCTTCGACGTGGGCGGTAAAACTAAGTATCGGACGGACAAACTCCCCATACGCATGGAGTATCAGGACGATGTGGAGAGTAAGGAGTTCCGGCTTATTCCGACCTGGAAGCGGCTGTGCGTGTGCATCCTCAAGAACGACCATGTTGGCAAATACATGGGATTCTCCCTCAACAAGGCCGAGATGGAACGGCGCCAGGCGACCATCGAAAAATACAGGAATCTCTAGCTATGGCCATACTGACCTATACCCAGGGTGAAAGCCCGGAATCGGATCGGGACCTGTTTTGCGCGGTCGGTCAGGCATTGGCCGACCAGGCCGTGCATGACGACCTCGGCATGGCGGTCACCAGCCGGGCCGGGGACATCTGGCACGTGTCCACTGGAAAGGACGGGACCCTCCATGGATTTTCCGTGACGCGGTTGCTTAAGAGTCAGAAGGCGGCCCATGTGCGCTACCTCTACGCGGCCAGGCGACATGTCCGTGTCAAGGACAGCCTGCTCAAGGCCGTGGTCGAGCTGGCGGAGCACAAGGAATTGAAGACGCTGTCCACCAGGGACCGCGTCAATGCCGTGATCTGGGGACGATTTGGATTCGAGGTGGTAACGGAACCGAAAAAACGACGCGGCGAATTTGTCCGTTGGATGCGCCGGATGGAGGACAAGCCATGAGCGCAAGCCCCGTCTACAATGTCCGGGCCGTGCCCATCGAGAAAATCCGGGCCAATGCCTACAACCCCAATGCCGTGGCCCCACCGGAAATGCGCCTCCTGGAGAAGTCCATTCGGGAGGACGGCTATACCATGCCCATCGTCTGCTATTATCTGCCGGACGAGGATGCGTACGAGATCGTGGACGGGTTCCATCGTTATCGGGTCATGCAGACCTGCGCGGACATCTACGCCCGCGAGGACGGAAAGATGCCAGTGGTTGTCATCGACAAGGATATCTCCAATCGCATGGCCTCGACCATCCGGCATAATCGGGCACGTGGGACGCATTCCGTGGACCTCATGGTCAATATCGTGGCCGAGCTGGTCAAGTCTGGTATGTCCGACGACTGGATTGCCAAAAATATCGGCATGGACGCCGACGAGCTTTTGCGGCTCAAACAGATCAGCGGTATAGCGGAATTGTTCAAGGACCATGAATTCGGCCGGGCCTGGGCGGCGAATGACAAGGATGAATTCTTCTACGAGGTGAAATCGTGATGGACTTGAACCAACCAGTGCGCAACTGGCTGCCCGTGATGATCTATCCAGGCTATGCCCCGGATCTTCCCGATCTGGTGGTGGGGATACTTCCCACGGTCATGGTGCCCCCTGGACGGCCTGGTGGAAATATCAAGGTCTGGATAGTTGAATCGCCGGAGGAAAATGATGCACTCCAGGCCGCTTTGGACAGGCCAATTTCCCTTCGTAATGGGTATCTTGATTTCAAAGAAAGTTTAGATTGCCACGTCAATGCTTCCTCACGATATGCCCGCAATATTGCCATGGTCTATGTCCCTCCCTTTGATGATTGGCCTTGGATTGTCCTTTTCCGTTGGCCAGAAGCCATAGGACGCGATGTCCAGGCCCAACGTGGACGCTACACGTATGAGATTTTTTATTCTGAGGGCGAGGCTCGAACATATTTCCAAACAGCCATGAAAAATCCTGGCGCAGCAGTTTTGCAACCTGTCAAACAGAGATTCGACCGATGAATGCTGCATTTGATATCCTCGCCTCCCAGGAGGCCAAACGCCTGGGCGTGCATCGGACTACGTTGGTAGCGGCTATCAAGGCCGGGGCCTGCGATGGCGAGGAGCGCGATGGCCGATGGTATACTTCCTCAGCGGCGGCAGCGGCGTGGTATGCATCTCACTACCGGCACGCTGGGGCACTCTACAGCGACACGGTGGGGAGCCGCTGGGATGATGCTCGGCTGCTGGCCATGTTGGAGCGAGGAGTACCGGTCGAGGACATTGCCAAGGCTTTTGGCCGGACGCCCAAGGCAACGCAGATTAAGCTTGCGCATCTGCGGGCTGCCGGTAAAGCGCCGACGGCGGCTGACATCAAACTTATCCGGCGGAAAAAAGAAAAGATCGCAGAGGCAAAAGCGGTCCTGGCGGCAGAGGGAACCCCCCTAGACTGGTATCAGCAACGTCGGCAGGAAGATCGGGACGGCCGCGTCCGGCTCCATCTCCACCCCGATGTCAAAGCGGCCTTTGAGAAAGAATTGCGCCGTCTCAATGTGGACAAGTCTCATGGGGAGCGGATTACTTTGGCCAAATGGGTCACCTGGGCTGGGCTGGCCGCCGTGGCCGACCCGGGAATCCTCGAAAAAGGCTTGCACGAGGCGGAAAATTTGGGCAAGGGGAAAGAAACAGTCGCCGCAAGGCGTGGGTTGAAATAGTTGTTGTTAAAGGATTGTCCTAAGAAGGGCGGCTTCGGCCGCCTTTCTTATTTCCGGCAGATGCCGTCCGTGGCCTCGGCGTAGTCATTGGAAAATCCCAAATAACGCTTGAATTTTGCCGTGAGTGTTATTTGATCGCCTTTATTGAGCTTGACCGGATCGCAACCAGGCGAATCGGCCATGATAAATTTGTAGGTACTGCAATTGGGTTTCTCCCAATCCAGGGAGATGACGATGGGAGAATCGTCACGAAGGGTCGTATCTGGCGCGACATCATTGACCCTGCCCGTCATTGTGAACGAAGTTCCCTGGCAAACCTTTCCGAGATTGACCTTTTGGAGCTTGGTCAAATTGCTGCCATTGAGCTGATCAATGAAATCTTTTGGACAGTCTTGGGCAGAGGCAAAGGGAGCCATAACCAGGATGGCTAGGAACGGGAGGATTTTTTTCATGCCAGCTGCCAGCCTTTGCGGAGATAATGGGTGCGCATGATGCGCGCGGCGAAGATCGGGTAGACGAACCAGGAAATGCCTCCGGTAATGATGGCCAGGAGCAGCCCGGCCACGGCATGGGTCCAGACGCCCTTGGCCGCGAAATAGATGCAGCCGAACAGCAACACCCAGGCCCAGGCGCCGTCAATGCGCTCGATATGCCCGTTGTCCGGGTTGCGGAAGGCGTTGGCTTGGGAGGTGTCCGCGCCGGATTCGAAATTCCCGGGACTTTCTAGCCCAAAAGGCTTTCCGCAGACAGGGCAGTTTTTCATGCCGGCGATCTGGCTGGCATCAAACTCAATGCCACATGACGGGCATCGGGCAATGATCTTTTCATTCATTGAAGGGCCTCAATCTTCTGTCGTTGTCTATTCATGTATCTTGTACATTGTTAATTTATATAAATTCCTATGCGTTTTCTGCAATGTAATTAATGGCCTCCTCACTTCCTAGCGCTGCGGCCTCTATCATATCAGACATGGCTTTCTCTTTTTCACCCAATATATCAAAACAACGCCCACGGCTATAATAGGCAACAATTAATGCGGCCTTTGGAGTGTCCTGGCCTATAATCAATGTATAAGCACTCGCTGCTTCATTATATTTCTTATCCTCTACAAGGCGCAACCCAAGATCTATAAGACCATCAATCTGTTTGTCGCTACTCAGTATTATTTTGTTTGTATTTTTCGTTTCGACAGAATTTTTCTTGACAATCTTGTTTAGCATTTTCTGCATGATACCAATGAGTTCCTTTGCGTCTTCTGGCTCTTCTCCATAACTCCATCGCTCGTCATATATGTTATAACCCCACTTTCCTTCTTCACTATAAATATTAATCCAACCATCGTTTTCCGTTCGTGGAAGAAAGATATCATAAGGCGTTCCCCGAATGGCACCTCGTGCCAGGGCCTTGTCCGGGGGGAAGCCGCGTTTCTCGAAATTGGTATAACGATAGAGGGTGTCTTCATATTTGGCGAGGCAATCAGGAATCGCATCTTCGCCAAGGATACCTTGGAGGAGGTGCTTGCATAGACGGCGTGGGTCAGATTTTTGGAAGATCTGCCGCCGATCAATCCAGTCCCGGCAAGTGCAGGTTAGGGATTCAAGGTCGACACGGTATTCAATATCTGGATCGGATGCGCTGGCTACACGGATGATATGGCCCATAGTCATTTCCTTATTGAATGGGCTCCCCGTTATTCTTTTTCCCCTCGCCCAAAACCAGCCCCGGGCTCATGGATGTTATTATATCCAGGATCGGCCGGAGGCTCGGCCGTACAATAGCTTTTTTTGTCGCGGGTCTTGCCCATGGCGATGGCTTCGATGCCAGCGGCAATTTTCTCATTCGGCATCCCAAGCTCTGTTTGGATGCGCTTGTAGGTAAGCATCTCCCGTTGGGCTTGGCTCAGGTGCTCATCGAACTCTTCCTTTGGAATTGGTGATTTTTCGCATTTTGTATCATCGAATGGGTCACCCTCAAGAAGTAACAGCCAACGTGTTGAAAATTTACATTTTCGTGCTAATATTTCTAGATCATTGGATTGCGGTCGTTGCCCTTTCTCCCATGCCCGTATTTTCCCAACATTGATGCCAAGAAAGTCTGCGGCAGCTTGGGCGCTCCATGATTTCCCACTTCCTTCAAGCCGTTGAGAAATTTCTTTTTTAATTATTTCAATTTGTTGTGCTATAGTCATAAGAAATTTCTCTCAAATACAATAAATTTAGCGTGACAACCCGCTAAATTTCTCTCATACCCAAGCCAAGCGAATTGCAACGCAACAACAAACCCGCCCTGGCCGGGGCGGAAGCCAAGCGCGTCCGAGCCCATGACTAAAGACCACCGGACGTTCGCAGCCGGCCGGATGGAAAAAACGCCGCAGCGGGTTCGACAAAAGAAGCCCATCTGATCCCGCCTGAAGAGGTTAACTGATGAAGAGTTTATGCGAAGAAATACGCAACAAATCAGAGGCCCGTCAAGTACAGCTCAAGGTCTTCCTGCTGGAGCATGGCCAACGCATCAAGGATTTGGCCAAACGACGGGGGATTTCACCCGGTGCGATGGGTGACGTCCTCAGTGGCCGACGTCCTAAGGCCGAGCATATCGAATGGCTGATCGGCCAGGGTATCCCGGCGGCCCTGCTTCCCGAGCCGGCCGTACGCCAGAAGACCGGCCCCAAGCCCAAACAGGCCGATGTCACCGATTCCACCCAGGCGGCCGCATGACCTCCCGCAAGCTCCCGACCGCCCAAGGCTCGAACAGCCCGCAGGCAGCGTCCCATTCGCGCACCTCGCGGCCTGCCCGGCGGCAGGGCTTGACCCAGCCTTCCGGTTCCTGCCGGCCGGTCAGCGTGCATACCCATTCGATGCAGTCCTTACAGAGTGGCCCAACGGCATTTGGCATAATGTCAAATTCGCAGCCCCGGGGCTGCGCGTCCACGAGACTGTGAGAGGAAAATCTATGGCCAGGCGATTCGATTCCCTCGTTTCCGTGCTCCATGAGGACGTGCTTGATGCGCAGACCGCCAAAACGCCGAAGCAGATTGCCGAGGATTTGGGGTTCAACCGCTACACCACCTTCATGAACCAGCTCGAACAGCAGGAAGGCTTCAAACTCGATGCGAACATGATTCTGCCGCTCATGCGTCAGACGGGGTCGCTCCGTCCGCTGCATTATCTGGCGGATCGCATGGGCTGCGTGGTGATCGAGCTGCCCAAGAATGTGGCCCCGTCCCTGGAATCCCTGTCCATGCAGGCGCTGCAAGCGGTGAAGGAGATGGGTGACGTCATGGGCGCATTCCGCGACGCCATTGCCGACGGCTCCATAACCAGCCCGGAAAAGGCATGGCTTCGCCGGCAGATTTACGAGGCGTTGATGGCGTTGATGGTGTTTTCGCAGTCGCTGGAGGTTGCTTAACCATGTGTCGCGGCTTGGCCAGGGAGGCCAGGGATATCTCGGGACGCGGTCGGCCCTCCGCGTCTCGGGCCAGGGGCGGGTCCATCCTCCGCCTGTCCCCTGGCGAGGCCGCGAAGCACTCCCTCCACGACCTCGGCGGGCGGCCGGTCCCCAGCGGCCATGCGTCCGGGCGGGAAACTCCCCTTGCTCCCCGCCCGGCGCGGCCCGCAGGCACGCGCTACGTCAACGCCGGCCGCGATCCG